TATGGAATATTGTTGACGAAAGAAACAAAGTCCATATCAAGTTACTTAGGTTTTTAGGCTTTAAATTTCTTAGGAGATTTCCCTATGGACCAAACAATTTATCCTTTATAGAATTTTGCCATGTGCGCACCAGCAGCAGCTAGTTTCGCGTCGGGTGCTTTAGGTGCAATAGGTTCAGCAGCAGAAGCTAGCCGAGCAAACAAAGCAGCCGAAAGAAATTACCAGCATAAACTCAAAATAAGAGAAAGAAAATGGATGATGGACACATCTTTAGCTAAAACAAAAAATGTCCAATTTGAAAAGAATATAAGTGAAGCAAACCTTGCTGCACAAAGAGCTTACACAGAATCACAAGTTAATTTAAATAATGTATTCTCAAAAGCAATGCTTGACCATGCAGATGATTTCGCAAGTATGTTAGAAGCTGAAGGAATGATTGAAGCACAAGCTGCGGAGAGAGGTGTACGTGGAGCAAGCGTATCTAGAATGCTAAATATGAACTTAGCTAAAATGGGCTTTGCTAATAGACAACGTAGTAGAGCTTTAACTGAATCAACGTATGCCTTTAATCAAGGTAATGAAAGAATAAGACAACAATTAATAGGAGATAAAAACCAAGAGTGGAGCAAGGTTGCTATTCAATTAGTACCTGACAAGGAACCGGTACAACCAGTTAAGAGGAACGTTGGTCTAACACTATTCACTGGATTAGCCGGAGCAGCATTCGATGCTTGGGGTGGCTCTATGGGTGGTAATAACGACTCAAGTATTTCAGAGGGAAATAAATAATGGCACAAAACGGATACTCATTTACCCCCGGTAAATACAACAAAACTGTACAAACAGATGTAGTACCTGAACAAGAAAAAAGTAATCAAAGAATTTTAGATTCTGAAAATCAATTTCTTGACGAGATGAATGCAAGAGATGATGCTCTTGTAGAAAAGACTAGAAGTGAGTTTGAATCTATAGTTAGCATGACTTCTAAAGGTGCGGATTGGGTAAAGAAAAAAGCAGAAAAAGATAAGAAAGATAAGCTACAAGCTGGTGCTGCACTAGCAATTAAAATCCCAGCTTCTGAAGAAGATATACAAGCATTAGTAGCTCAAGAAGATGGACTCCATGACGCACATCTTAAGATCAGTGAAATCGCTGATCGAATAGAAGAAGAAACTGGTAGCTTTGAACTTGCTGAACAATTTAGAAATTTATCTGGATGGGAACAGTATGCTTATGTAAAAGCTAGTCTTACCAGAGCAGCCGGTGGTTACCAAGATTTTAAAGATGCGAGAAGAGAGACTGTATTCTTAACAGATAAAGCAACTGGAAACCCAATATATTACAAAGACGCTGACGAAAATCAACGTAAAGGATTAGATGCAAAAATAAGGCATGAATTTTCTGAGCAATTTATAGGTGTAAATGAAAAGCTATTAGCTGCTACTGTTGCTCCTGAAGTAAAAAAAGTTGATGAAACTGAAATAGCTGACGCAAAAAAGGAAAGGAATGAACTTAAAAAGCAATTTAAAAAAGATAAAGAATTAGATAGTATTGCGGATATAATTACTTCTGATCCTGCACAATCTCTAAAGGATGTAGATAAATGGATCAATAGAAACAAGAGTACTTATAAAACTGTTTCTACAGCAAGACTTGTTTTTAGAAATAGAGTAGTAGATTTGGTTAAAAGTGGTAAGCTTAGTTATTTTGAAGCTAAAGCATTACTTAGACAAAAGTTCTATCATCAAGGTGATAACAAGGAAGTTACTTTAGAAAAATTTAAAGAGTTTAGAGGTTTCTTAGATGAAATTACAGATGCTAATACTGAATATAGAAAAACTAAATTAGACGATGATAAGTATGAAGTCGAGTCACAATCTGAACAAGTTAAAAATGAACTAGATAAAACTGGTGCAGAGTTAACTCTTGAACAGAAACAATCGTATCTTAAAAAGAGGAGAAAGGACTTTCCAAACGTTCCATTAAATGAGATGGAACAAGAATTTCTATATGGCTATAGAGATGATGAAACCATGAGAGTAGAGCTCATGCAAAAAATAGAAAGTTTTGGTGGAATTACTGAAGAAGATTTAAAACGTGCAAGTCCAAAACTCAGATTAGAAATGAGAAATGGAGGACATTTAATAGCTGGTGTTGGACAACAAATTACCAATTTAAGCCAAGTGCCACAAGCTGAAAAGAAAAGACTTGACGATTTAGTTTCTAATAGTGCTAAATCAACAGGTAGTTTAGAAGCTAAAAATCTTCAATACTATGCTCTACTAGACGAGTCCGAAAAAATATACATAACAGCTTACAACGATGCCGTAAAAAGAGGCGTAGATCCTTCAACAGCACATGCACAGGCTTTTACAGAAATTGTTAATTTACATAGTAACCCTGATTGGGTAGATGCAAACTCAGTATTTAAAGGAGTTACTAGAGATAATGAGTACGAAACAAATCTTGTTAATGCACAAAAAAGTCTAGATCCTGAAAATGCAGGATATACAACAACACTGTTACCAGCACCAGAAGCTCAAAAAACTGAACTTAAAAAATGGGCTGCTGATGGAGGTAAAGGGCAAGTACCTTTTTACTATCGAGCTATAGTTAAAGGCACAAATATATTGCCAAGAGAGTTAGCTTGGAAACAAGCAGAGCTATTAGGTTACGAAGGACAGTTTGACGAAAAGGAAGCTATTAAAGAATTTAAAGTACCTAAGTCTATGATTACTTTATTTTTAAATAATAACCCTACAAAAAATGGTGCGAAGAGATTTGCCTACGATGTCGAAACTATAGAAAACGAACCAAACGAAGAAGAAGTACACCCTTACGAAGAAAACGAAGACTTTGAGTAATGAATAACTGCGGTCTCATTAAATCAATGTCTTTACTATTTACTACGGTAAACAATGGACGAATTAGAATTTACACTAGAAGCTCCTACCTCTGACTCAGTTATAACTAATGAGGAAAATGATAAGAGAGTAGAAGAAGCACAAAAACATTTAGAGTACAGACAACAACAAGAAGAAGTAAGACTTCAGCAGCAAGAAATAAATGAGAATGCTGCACTACAAAGAAAGAAAGAAATCGAAGATACCAGAAACAAAGAGAACTGGGGGATAGGTGAATACACCAAAGAAATATTCTCAGCTCTTGGTGGTGGTCTTCAAGATACTGCCTCTTCTTTAATTACTCTTCCTGAGAGAATCATTGATATGGCTACTGGCGAAATGGCTAGGGAGCAAAAGGAAGGTGGTTATACAGCAGAGTGGGATGACTGGTTTGTTAATGACGAGAATCCTATTGAGACTAAAACATGGTGGGGTAGTGCATTAAGAGGACTTACTCACTATGGAACTTTAGCTGCTGTACCTGTAGGAAAGATTGGAGTATTAGGAAAACTAGGTTCAAAAGCTAGTTCAGTAGTTCCTGCTGTTATTAAGTCACCTTTATCTAAAGCAATAGCTTCAAAAGGTTTAAAAGGAACATTAACTCGAGGTGCCATAAGTGGTGCAAGAGTTGACTTACTTTCTAAATACTCACAAGAAGACAACGCTCTTGCTGTTTTAGAACAACACTATACAGGACTAAATATTCCACTAGCTACAAAAGAACATGACCATCCCATGATGAAGACATTTAAGAATGTCGTAGAAGGTATGGGATTAGGTATCTTGTCTGACACTGTTTTAGCTGGACTGAAAGTTGGAATTAAGAAAACAAAAGGTGCTGCAACAGGGAAATTTAAAGGTAGTCAACCTTTAGAGGAAATGACAGTTCCTCAAGCAAATGAACGAAGTAGACAGATACAGAAAAATAAAACAGGTGATATTCAAGCTAATGGAAGTAAACAAGACCGAGCAAGATTAAAAGAAATAGAAACTCAGCTCGGTAAAAATCCTAACGACGCATTATTAAAAAGCTTAACTGACCAAAGAGCTTTATTAAAGAAACAAAAGAAAGCATTATTAGCAAACTTAGATCCTGATGACGTCAAAGCAAAAGAAGAAATCTCTCAGTTAACTGACACAATTAAGGAATACAACAGAACAGTTAAAAAGCAAAGAATTAAAAAGAATAGCTGGAAACCTAAGAATGCTGACGAAGGTTTACTAAAAGAGCGTGATGAAATAGTTGCAAGGATTGAAGCAGGCAAAAAGAAATATGGAGCTTATAAAAACCAAGGATTATCAGACCCACATACAGGTAATGCAAACGCTACTGAAGATTTATACAACGTAAACGAATCTCGCAAGATGCTTAAAAATACTGGTGGAGCTGAAGAAGGTTCTATTGGAACTGTAGTTAGTGTTAATGGTAGGAAGAACATGGCTATGTCTTCTAAGCTTGCTTGGAAGGAAATAGAAAAGATTGAAAAAGCTTTTAAATCTAATGAGCTAATTAAACAAGATGTTGCAAATGCTAGAAAAAGAGGTTTAACTCCAGATCAATATTACGCTGAAAACATTGCCTTTTATAAGGAAATGGTTGAAGGTCGCAATACTTCCAACATGTCAGTAGAAGAGTTCTTAGCTCCTGCTAGAGCAAGAGGAGTTATTGAAAAAAGAATAGGTAAGGAAGTTATTTATTCAAACGTTACACCGGCTACTGCTAACGCATTAGACCTTGTTGCTGGAGACTTACTTAGGAAGTTGAGAGACACAGGAATTATGAGTAGAGAGATCGAAGATATCTTTAATTTAAAAGATGTTGATGGTCCTATACAAACAATGGTAGAGCAACTTATTGGTGTTGTACGTGCAACGAAAATGGCAAGGTATGCTGCTGGTAACACTCTTAAAGAGTTTGATTTATCCAGTCCATCATCTAGAAAAGCAATGTTTGCTGATGTTGATAAGCAAGTAAAAGAACATGTCAAATCTCTACAATTAGCTGTTCAGTTAGCTGGTAAAACAGGAGACGATAGTCTTCTTAATGGTATTAGAGAAATGATTTCTCAGGCTAATCATCCATCTGATGTGGATTCATTAATGACATTTCTACGTACAAAGATGCGTGGTGGTGAATTAAATGGAACTAAGAAAACAGGTGAGCTAGTTAGACAGCTTGGAATGGTAATGACTAATAGTGTTTTATCTGGACCTAAAACTCCAGTTCGAGCAATTATGGGTACATCCAGTGCAGTCTTTTTAAGACCTATGGCACAGATGGCTGGAGCTGCATTATCTGGTAATGGGAAAGTTTATAGAGAAGCTTTGGCTGATGTAAATGGAATGATTCAAGCAATACCCGAATCCTTTAAATTATTTAAGAGTAGATTAAATAGCTATTGGTCAGGAGATATAGCAGATATTAAAACACGTTTTTCTGAGCAGACTCTCGGTGATAGTAACTGGGAAGCTATGAAGTATCTAACCGAGAAGGAAGGTACTACTAAGGATAAAGCTGTTTTTTATTTAGCTAATATTGCTAGAGCTGCTAACGATAATAAGTTCCTTACTTACTCCACTAAGTTAATGGCAGCAACTGATGATTCATTTGGATATATATTAGGAAGAGGAAGACTTAGAGCTAAAGCATATAGAAAAGTTTTAGAGGAAGCTGGTGGAGAGTATGGCAACATAACTCCTGATATGGTTGCTAAAGCTGAAAGTAATTTTGTTGACAGTATATTTGATGCAGAAGGTGGTTTAAAGGATGAGTACATTAAAGGGGCAAAAAGAGAAGCTACTTTAACGCAGGAATTAAATGGTTTTGCAAAAGGACTAAACACAGTATTCCAAGAAAATCCTTGGGCTAGACCTTTCTTCATGTTCGCAAGAACTGGTGTAAACGGTTTAAACCTAACAGCTAAACATACTCCCGGATTTAACTTCTTAGTTGAAGAGTGGAATGATATTGCATTTGCTAAACCCGGAGATTTCTCAAAGGTTAAAAAATATGGTATCGAAACTGCTCAAGATTTAGCTAATGCTAGAGCTATCCAAAATGGAAGATTAGCTATGGGTTCTGGAGTTATATTTATGGCTGGTCAAAAGTTCTTAAGTGGTGAGTTACATGGTAACGGTCCTGCTGATAGACAAAAAAGACAGACATGGATAGATGCTGGATGGAGACCTAGAACTATTAAATTTGGAGACACATGGGTTAGCTATGACGCATTTGAACCATTCAACCAAATACTTTCAATTATTGGAGATATTGGAGATCATCAGGAATTGATGGGTGAAGAGTGGGCTACAGATAACTTCCAAAAATTATCTTTAGTTATTGCACAAGGTATTACCAGTAAATCTTATATGGCTGGATTACAGCAATTTATTGAATTGTTCTCAGGTAGACCCGGACAACTTAACAGAATGATTTCTCAATTAGGAAATAACACTTTACCTCTAAGTAGTTTAAGAAACGAACTAGGGAAAATATTTACTCCATATACAAGAGAATTAGGATCTGACATAGGAAGTGCTATACGTAATAGAAACTTGCTTAGTGAGAAACTTGCACCTGAAGAATTGCCAATTAAATATGACATGTTAACTGGTAAGCCTATTAAGGATCATGACTTCGTAACAAGAATGTTTAATGCTATCTCTCCAGTTCAATTCAACATGGATTACTCTCCCGGGAGAAAACTATTATTTGATAGTGGATACGATTTAAGAACATCTACTTACTATGCTCCTGATGGTACTGATTTAAGTAGAAGTCCATATATAAGATCACTTTTCCAGAATGCTATAGGTAAACAAAACTTACTTGCAAAGCTAGATAAATTAGCTGGAAATGTTGGAATCTTGGAATCAGTAAAAGAAATGGAGTATGACCGTGACAATGGTTTACGTCATATAGATCCTAAGAAGTATGCACATAATGTAAGAATTTCCAGACTTTTTGATAGAGCTAAAGAAATAGCTTGGAATCAAATAAAAAGTGATCCACGCATTATGAAACTTATAGAAGAAGAAAGACAGAAAGATATAGATGCAATTAGAGCAAACAAACGCAGTGTAAACACAGTTTTAAATATGCGTAAATAAATAATCCACCCGTCACTTATCCCGAAAAGAAATGGCGGTTCAAACAACTGAAGAATACAAAAATGGAGGAGCTACTACTTACTCCATCACAATTGAATATTTAAAAGCAAGTGACATCAAGGTAAGAATTGATGGAGCTTTACAAACCTATGTAGCAAGTAGTCCTAGTTCTGGAGAATATACGGTAAGTGGAACTACAGTTACCCTTGGAGCACAAGCTGCTGCCGGATCAGGCAACGTTCATATATATAGAGAAACAGATGTAAATACAGCAGCAGCCGTATTTGCTGCTGGTTCATCTATAAGAGCAGCCGATCTTAATGCAGTTCATGACATGGCAAGATTTGCTTCTGTTGAACATAGGAACCAAATAATAACAGCAGAGATAAAAGATGGTCAGGTAACTACATCAAAAATAGCCGCAGACAATATAACAAGTGCATTAATAGCTGACGACCAGATTAACTCGGAACATTATGCAGCAGACTCTATTGATTCTGAACACTACGCACCCGGGTCAGTAGATACCGCAGCTATTGGAGCTTCACAAGTTACTACAAATGAATTAGCAGTAGATTCTGTTAACACAACTAAGATTATTGATCTGAATGTTACTAGAGCTAAGTTAGAAGCTGATGCTGTAGATGGTACTAAATTAGCTGATGATTCAGTTAATTCAGAGCATTATGTAGCCGGTTCTATAGATAATGAGCACTTAGCAAGTGACGTAATAAGCAGTCATAAAGTACAAGATGACGCTATAAACTCTGAGCATATTGCTGCTGGAGCATTAGACAACGAGCACTATGCTGCTGGGTCTATAACTTCAGATAAATTAGCTGGAGCAACTGTTATAACAGCAGCCGAGCAAGGTGCTGCCACAACTAACGACACATCCTTTTTAACTTCGGCAGCAGCCGACGCTAGATTTTTTAATATAAATACTGGCGACACAATTAAAGATGGACAAACATTTCCAGACAACGATACAACTATTGCTACAACCGCAGCTATCAACGACAGGATAATTGATCTTATTGATGATGTCGGTGGATTTGTACCTATTTTACATGAAACATATTTTCCTTCTAATAACCCAGATATAAATAATGGAACTGGAACTATAGTTTCAATTCAATCAGCCTCAACAGATTTAGTCCCAAGTGGAACTACAGTTACGGTTGCAAATGGTAGAGGAAGTGGATTACCAGTTATTATTACTGGCGTATCTGCAACAATACCTTCTGGTTTTGGTTTCTTAGTAGAAACAACAACTACAGATCATACATATACATTTCACAGATTATCACCAAAAGCAACAGAGATTACAACTGTAGCTGGTATATCTGGCAATGTAACTACCGTAGCTGGTATAGCTAGTGACGTGACATCAGTTGCTGGTATTAGTTCAAACGTGACATCAGTTGCTGGTAATGCTACAAACATTAATGCTGTAGCTGGTAACGCAAGTAACATCAATGCTGTTGCAGCAGATGCCTCTGATATAGGCGTAGTAGCAGCAGACGGAACTGACATAGGATTAGTTGCTGGGTCTATCGCTAATGTAAATAACGTTGGTGGATCTATTACAAGTGTTAATACAGCAGCTAGTAACTTAACTTCTATAAACAACTTTGGAGATACATACCAAATAGCATCTTCCAACCCATCAACTGATGGTGGCGGTAATGCACTTGCAGAAGGTGATTTATATTTCAACACTACTGCTAATGAATTAAAAATATATAACGGCAGTCAATGGCAAGGTGGTGTAACAGCTAGTGGTAACTTTGCTGCTACTACTGGTAATACATTTACTGGTGATAACGTTTATATCGACAATGCCAAATTAAAACTTGGTACTGGGTCGGATGTTGAAATTTATCACGATGGTACAGATTCGTATCTAAGTAACAGTACTGGAGATTTATATATAAAAACTACAGGATCTGGTAGTGACGATATAAATATAATAGCTAATGATGACGTTGAAATAAAAACTAATAGTGGAGATTTGTCAATTAAAGCCATTGGTGGTGCTGGAACAAACCTTTATTACAATGGAGGTATAAAATGTCAGACTGCAAGTAGTGGCGTTTCTGTTACAGGCAACATAACTGTATCTGGTAACGTAGATGGTCGTGACTTAGCTGCTGATGGTGTAAAGCTAGATGGAATAGAAGCTGGAGCTAAAGATGATCAGACTGCTGCTGATATTAAAACCTTATTTAATAGTAGTGGACTTGTTAACGCACAGATAGATGCTAGTGCAGCGATAGCTGGAACTAAAATATCTCCTGATTTCGGATCGCAGAATATAACTACAACTGGATACATAGAATTAGGTACTAACGGTAGTCGTTTTGCAAATAATAATCTTAAATTCAATTCTACTGGTGCTGCTTATATAGATCAAACAGTAACTGGTCAAGATATTAATTTTAGAGTATCTAATTCTAGTTCCATTGATACAAATGTCTTAACACTAAAATCGAATGGAAACGTAGATGTTGCAAACGGTCTTGACGTAACAGGGGGTATAAATCTACTTGGAACTTCTCATCTTGATTTAGGAGACGGCTGTCAAGCTAGATTTGGAGATTCTGATGATTTACAAATTTATCACTCAGGATCTGCTAATTATATTGATGGTGCAACAGTTGCGACTGAACTTATTTCTGATGATTTGAGATTGAGGTCAAAAACAAGTAACCAAACGTACATAAACGCTGATGTAAACGCAGCCGTAGAACTATTTCATGCAGGCACTAAAAAGTTTGAGACTCAAAATACAGGAATCCATGTAACAGGTGATGTATCACTTACTGGTGATTATTTAGCTGATGATGGTGAAAAGCTGAAAATGGGAGATGGGTTTGATTTTCAAATTTATCACGATGGAACTACTTCTAGAATAAATAACTCTACTGGCTCTCTTTCTATAAAGAGTGACAATGATATTATGCTTCGTAGTTACACAAGTAATCAAGCTATGATTACCTGTACCTCAGGTGGTTCAGTTGAACTCTACGAAGCTGGATCTAAAAAGTTTGAGACAGCTAGTCATGGTATAACAGCTCTTGGAGATGTTTACTTTGATAACCAAGTAAATGCTGGAAAAGACGTTTATTGGGATGAATCAAATGATCGTATGTCATGGAGTGATAATGTTCATGCTACTTTTGGAAATGGTGAAGATTTAAGAATTTATCACGATGGAAACCATAGCTATATCTCAGATGCTACTGGTGAAGGTAATTTAAGAGTACAAACTAATAAACTTAAAATTGAGAATGCTGCTGGTACTCAAGATCAAGCTATATTTACTGACGGTGGAAGTGTAGAGCTTTATAACGCAAATACTAAAAGGTTAGAAACTTCAGGTACAGGCGTTAGCGTAACAGGTGCTTTAGTTGCTTCAGGTGACGTTACTGCTTTCTCTGACGCAAGACTTAAGACAGATATTCATACTATTAATGATGCTCTTGGTACTGTTGGTAAATTACGTGGTGTTAACTACAAGTGGTTAAAAGATGGTAAACAAAGCACTGGACTTATTGCACAAGAAGTAGAAGCGGTAATACCAGAAGTTGTAACTACTAACAAAGAACTTACAGTTGACGGTGTTGAAGAAGTTAAGTCTATCGACTATGGAAAATTAGTTGGTGTACTTATTGAAGCAGTAAAAGAATTAAAAGCAGAATTAGACGAACACAAAGCTGGAGGTAAATAATGGCAATCCAGAACTCTGGAACAATTACCATACAAGACATAGTAGATGAGTTTGGGGGGTCAACCCCTCACTCTCTCTCTGAGTACTACAGAAATGGTTCTAATGTTCCCGGAAATAATACTAACGTTCCAACATCTGGAGCTATAGATCTAAGTGATTTCTATGGTGCAGTAAATGAAATAGTTATTGCTCTTACAAATGGAGCAACAAATCTAAACGCATCAACTTTATTTGGTTCAAACTATACTTCGTCAGTACCTAAACGATTAACTGTTGCAAATGGTGTAGAGATAGGAGCAACTGCTTATAATAATGTTCTTACTATTCCATCAGGAATGGGTGGTACTTTAATTATTGATAATGCTGGTACTATCTCAGGATATGGTGGAGCTGCTGGTTCTGCTGGTGGTAATGCTATAAGAGTTGAAGTTGCTGGTGTAACTATAAATAATTCTGGAACTATAAGAGCTGGTGGCGGTGGCGGAGGTGCTGGCGGTGCTGGTGGACAAGGCGGTAACGGATCACAAAGTGTAGAAAGTAACTTTACAGGTACTAGCTTTGGTAGCTGTAGCCCTGTAAGTGGAAGCTTCCAAGGATTACAATGGCTTGGTGGACAAAATGGTGGTTGCGGAATGCCTTCAAGTGGCTTCTTCAATGGTAATCAAGTTTGTCAAACTGCTCATGGTAGTCAATACACGGGTGCTGCTGGAAGTGGTAGCCAAGGTTATATTGCTGGTCAAAGTTCTGGTGGTAGTCATAATTATGGAAACTACGCTTGGGGTAGAACAGTTTCTAGTCCAAAATGGTGGGGTATAGTAAAAATCTGGAGATTTGAGGGACAAGGTTGTAGTATTGTCAGTAATCAAACTACTTCTGGAGGAGCTGGAGGTTCTGGCGGTGCCGGAGGTGTAGGACAAGGATATAACCAATCTGCTACTTCAGGATCATCAGGATCTGGTGGATCTGGTGGTGGTACTAATGCTGGTTCTGGTGGGACAGGAGGTACTGGTGGAACAGGAGGATCATACGGTGCTACTGGATCTACTGGTGCAACAGGTTCTTCTGGATCTAACGGTAACTCATCTAACGGATCTGGTGGTGCTAGTGGTTCATCAGGTGGATCTGCTGGTTATTATGTAAGCCACTCAGGAGGCATAAGCTCTTCTTTAAATAATACAGGAACTCTTTCAGGTCAAGCTGGATAATGGATATTAAAATATATGATTTATTAGATAAAAATCAGTGTGAAGAGTTAATTAAAAAATTGCAAACGTGTGATCTTTGGCAAGACGGTAAACTTACTACAGGTGATCGTTTAAAAGATAGAAAGACTAACAACGAATTAATTCAAGGTGACTTATATCAAGAAATTATAGGTAATGTTCTTGGTACCTTTTATGGGTCAGATGTAGGTAGAAAGATACATACTGAGACTTATTTCAATACAGTTTGTCCACCAATGATTAATAAATATCATGTTGGTGAAGGATATGGTTGGCATTTTGATGAAACTATTATGCCTAATCAAGATGGTCACTTAACAAGAATGGATTACTCTTTCACAGTATTTTTAAATGATGATTATGAAGGTGGCGAGTTAGACATTGAAGGTAAACGAGTTAAAGGCAAACAAGGTCAAATTGTTATTTATGATAATAAATTAAGACATAGAGTTACAAAGATTACTAAAGGTACTCGCTTTGCCTGTGTCGGTTGGCTTTCGTCATTAATAGAAGATGTAGAAGTTAGAAATAGATTATGTACAAATAGCAAACTTTTACGATCATACGAAAATACTGATGATGAGGTGTTTATCGAATTACAAAAAACACATATGCTCTTACTTAAAAAATTCTCATGAAATACAAAATAACAGAGCTATCAACAAATTCTATGAAAGTAGAATATAACGATAGTTCTTATGCTGTCATACCTATTGAAAAAACGTATGATACAAATCTATTAAAAGACTTAATTAGTAGATACCATAATGTAGATAGGTCATTCGCAAAAGTTGAAGACATACCTCTTGCTTTAAATTACGAAGGTGATACAGAAGAAGATTTAACAACACCGAATGAGTTTACATATAAAGATATGAGGTTAGCAGAATATCCTAATGTCGGAGATCAATTAGGAGCTTTAAATAAAGCCAGGCTAGGCGATAATTCTGAAAATACGAAAATTGATGAAGCCATAGCAGATATAAAAGCAAAGTATCCTAAAAACGATAAGAAATATACTGATGCTGATATGGCTGGAGCTGTTGATTGGACAGGTTTTGATTAAACTTGTTGATAGTCAAGCATTCGGCACTGGAGAGCATGGCTCAACAAAAGTATCATTAAAAGCAGTACAAGGTACAGATTTTAAAAATAAAAAAGTTTTAGATATTGGTACGGGTACAGGGATATTAGCTGTTAAAGCAAAATTACTAGGTGCAAAAGAGATTCATTGTTTAGATCCAAGCGGTATTGCTACAAGAACTACTAAAGAAAATTTTCTATTAAACTTTGGTAATTTAAATAATATTAAAATTTATACAGGGTTTTTCCAAGATTTATATAAAGATAATATTTTTAAAGACTTTGACATTGTTATTTCAAACATAATAACTGACATACATAAATATCATTTAACCAATATAAATAAAACTCTCTTACCAAATGGAATTGTAATTTTGAGTGGAATGGGAGTTAACGAAGAAGAAGATTTAACAGAATCATTTAGATTAAATAACTTCAAAATAATAGAAAGATTTATAGATGATTCTTGGTTAAGTTTAAAAATACAAAAAAATGACACCTAAAGAAAAGTTTGAGGTATGTCAGTCATGTGAATTTTTAAGGCGTAATTCAACTTGTAAAAAGTGTAATTGTTTTATGCCTGTTAAAGTTCGTATTCCTTTTATGAAATGTCCAATAGATAAATGGTAGATATACCTTCAATAGTAATTCCACCAGTAGGAAATATAGAAACAATATCTATACCTTTACCAACAGGAAACGTTCCTTTTTATAAACCTTTAGTCGTTCCACCTAGTGATTTAAAGGAACCGGAAGGAGTACAAGCTGAAGCTTCAGAAGAAGTAGATACAGGTATAAGGAATGTCAATATTCCAATAATAGATTTTGATGTACCTTTACCTGAAAACGAAATACTAATAACGGCTTCTACTACAGCAGTCGTTTCTGTAGCTGCAACCTTGACTGCAACAGCAGCTTTTAAATGGGTTGTTACAGCGATGAAACCAATACTTAAAACAGCATGGAAGAAAATAAGCCCGAAAAGCCAAAAGGTTTAATCGGTAAATTAAAAGATGTCGCTGAAGATAAAGAACATCAAATAGAAGTACTGGGTACTTTTGTAAGACTAGGTGTTGTCGTTTGGAGTGGATTCATTATTACGATGAACTACATCGACATACCAATGGTTAAGAAGTCTGGGAATAGCGATATCACTTTCGTAGCCAGCGTCTTTACAGGAGCCCTAGCAACATTCGGTTTGACTACCGGTAAAAACGGTAATGGCAAACCTCCAATATGCCCTATGGCACATAAAGATAAACCAAAAGCATGAAGAAATTAATTCTGCTTTTAGCTCTGTTATCACCCAGCATAGCTAGAGCCAATACTGTCACTCCTCAGTTCACAACAG